TTAAAGACATATTGTTACTTTAGATTTAATGAATGTACAAAGAAACACAAATTTGGTTAGTTTGACAAATCTAACGAATGAAAAACACAGCCCTTTTCTTGAAGAAAGTACTACTTCTATTTTGGAAAGACGGCGTAAGCTGGCAGCTGTGAGATCACTTGAAATTAGAAGATAGTTTTCCATGAAAATAAATATATTTTTTATTCTTCTGATTTATAGATTATTACTAAGAATGATAGAAAATATTTCAAAAAAAGTTGGCCAAAAGTTTGGAGGTTCAAAAATAAGTCGTACCTTTGCATCGCAATTGAGAAACAAACAAACACTCAATGAAAGCAAAACGGGGTGTAGCGCAGTCCGGTTAGCGCACCTGCTTTGGGAGCAGGGGGTCCCAGGTTCGAATCCTGGTACCCCGACAAAACAAAAAGGTTGTTAATCAACTAATTAAAAGAGATTTCGAGTCGGTACAATTTGTATCGACTCGTTTTTTTTATGTCTAAACCCATTATTTTAGCTTAATAAGGGATAATAAGGCATGATATTTCTTTTAAATATCTTTTAAACGATTCGGTACAATATGTTTTCTAGTTTTCTAATTCTAAAACATAAAGTACTATGGCAACTTTTAAACCGGTCGTTATGGCTGGAACTTCACATATAAAATCAGATGGAACGAAAAACATTAAAATTCGGATTTATCATAATAAGTCATCCCAGTATATATCTACTCCATACTATATAGATGAGAAATATATAAAAGAGGGTGTAGTGTCAATAGAATATAGAGATTCTGAACTGCTGAATTTTGAATTAGGAAATCTCGTACAGAAATTTAGAGCTGTTTGTTTAAAGTTAGGCGTGGACCGTGTGTCTCGCATGAGTTGTACTGAAGTTAAGGAGCAGATCCTGGCATCTATGGAACCAGAGTATGAGTATATTGATTTTATCGCATTTGCGGATAAAGTAATAGAAAAGACAGAAAAAGAAAAAACGAAAGAATGGTATCGCACTTCAATTAATGCTCTGATTTGGTTTTATGGGCGAAATAAGATTGATATTAGAGATATAACGGCTCAGCGGATTAATGAATTAAAGGACCAGTTGGCCATCAAAGGACAAAATGGAAGGCCTTTACAACCTGGAGCCATTAGTAATTACCTAAGAGGAATTAGGGCCATATTTAATAAAGCAAGAGATTTTTATAATAACGTAGACTATGATATTATTCGGGTCCCCAATGATCCGTTTTCATCAAAAGTGAAAATTCCAAAATATAGAAGGTCTAGGAAGAGTTTGTCTGTTGAAGATATAATAAGGATTCGTGATGGGCAATTCTCAACAGAAAGAGCAAATATGGCTCGTGATGTATTTATGATCATGTTCTATATGATGGGAATAAATGTAAAGGATCTCTATTCTATTAAAAAAGTAGTAAGGGGGCGTTTGGAGTATGAACGAAGTAAGACGGAGACTGAGGATAATATCTATCGATTTCCATTGTCAATCAGGATAGAGCCTGAATTGGAAGTTCTGGTTAGGAAATATAGTGATATAGCATTCTTGTCTTATTTTAGAAGACAATATTGTGATTATCGTAACTTTATGAAAGCTATTAATAAAGGCTTGGATGTAATTTCATGTGAATTAAATCTGCATTGTAAGTTAACATCAAATTGGGCACGGCACAGTTGGGCCAGTATAGCTAGGAATAAAGCTGGTGTTCCTAAAGCTGATATTGATTTTTGTTTGGGGCATGTAAATAATGACTATAAAATGGCGGATATCTATATTGATATAGATTATTCAGTTTTTGATAAGTCTAATCGAGCTGTTTTAGATGTGCTGAAAAAAACATCAAAAAAAACTGGATTTAGTTTGTAGATATAAAAAAGCTTACTATATTTGCAGCAGAGATTTCGAGTTGGATTTTGAACGAAAGTTTGAGATCCAACTTTTTGTGTTTATATACAATCGTGTATTTTTTGATGTAAACATCCTATAAATAACAACTTACCTGAAGTCTTGCGTAAAAGCAAGCTCTATGACAATTACAATATCAAAAACTGATTTATTTAGTAGATTGCAGCTTTTATCTAAGATACTGCCATCGAAAACGGCTACACCTATTTTATTGAATTTTCTTTTTGAAGTAAGGGGTAATCAACTTTTTGTTACAGCTTGTAATGAAGAGGGAAGAATTACTTCAAAAATATCCTGTAAAGCAGATGGTGATATTAAAATTTGTTTACCTCTTTATTTACTGGATGGCCTTAAAAACTTACCGGAGCAGCCAATTTCAATTCAAATAAAAGATTTGGAGGTAAAGGTTGTGTATGCCGGAGGCTCATTTGAAATGATGGGATTTAATGCTGGTGTATATCCAGAAAAGAGAGAAATTATACAGCTTGGTGTAATAGATCTTCCGGCTAAGGTTTTATTCCTTGGTATATCAAAAGTCATCAATTTTGCTTCTGTTAGTGATTTGCGTCCGATTATTAGTTCTGTTAACTTGGAAGCAATGTCTGGAGTTATAAATTTTGTATCCACAAATGGTCATGGTATAGGAATTTATACAAGTACTGAAGTATCATGCACAGAAAAGATTTCAGTTGTTATAAGTAGGTCCATATCACAGATTTTAAAATCAGTTGTCCCTAGTACGGAAGAAAATGTGCAGATGCAAATTGGATCGGATTGGAGCCAATTGCATTATAATGATTATGATATTCTATTTCGAAACTTGGAAGGAAGATACCCTAATTGGCGTATGGTGGTTCCAACAAGTAATGAAAAAGAAATGTTGGTTGAGACTCAGCAAATGATTAATGCAATGAAAAGAACGATGGTTTTTTCCAACAAGAGTTCTAATTTACTTATTCTTCAAATAGATAGTTCATCTCTGAAATTGTCTGCTCAAGATCTTGATTATTCTATATCGGCAGAGGAATCTCTCCCTTGTGAATTTAATCATTCTAATTTCAAAATTGGAGTAAATGCTATTATGCTACTTGATATGTTGTCCTGCATAAATAGTAAGCATTTGCTAATCTCATTTAGTTCACCGGATAAGGCTATAGCTATTTCTCCGAAAGAACAAGACGAGTGTAAAGTTCAGAAATATGTATTAATGCCAATGACAATGCAGTAAATTATGGAAGAGTTCAAAGATATAATTCAGAAATATTTACAACAGAGATCAGATGAAGATGCTTTGTTTGCTCAGAGATTTGCCAATCCCAAAAAGAGTATTGACGAATGTTGTTGTTACATTTTAGGAGAAGCCCGTAAACGAGGAAATGCTGTTGTTATGGCTGATACAGAAGTTCTTGGTTTAGCTATACATTATTATGATGAGGAGAATATTAAGGTTGAAAAAGTTTCTTTTGGAAATTCTATTTCTTCATCAACTCATAAAGTAGAGCTTACAGAAGAGGAAAAAATTGCAGCACGAGAAGCGGCTATTAAACGATTGACAGAGGAACAATACCAATCACTCAAGAAGAAGCCGGTTAAGAAGAGAGAAAAAGTAAATGTCCAACAAATGAATCTGTTTTGATTATGAAGCCGAGAACAAAATTAGAAAAGTTGGTGGTGGAATTAAGCGGAAAGTTACCTACTATCACTAAAAAACAGGAAGATTGGGCCAAGGAACATCTGTTTGATCATATTGCTTACAAGTGTAAAGACCAACTGTGGTGTTCTGAATGTGGTAAAATGTGGCTTGATACAAGTAATAGTGATTTGGGAGTAATTGTTTTAGGGGATAAGACGGAATGTCCTTATTGCCATCATCAGTTGGAAGTAAAGGTAAGCAGAAAACAAAAGAACCATGAAGAGGTATATATGTCAGTTCTTCAAGTAAAAGGTGGATTCCAGGTAATTAGACACATCTTGTTTTATAAGAATACGCGGAAAGAAGAATATGTCAGTTATCGTTATACCGAAACTGTACAAGAGTGGATTCGTAAAGATGGAAATCGTACGATCATGGCTTTATCAATGAATACAGGATGTAGAGGATGGATTTATAGTAGTTCTCTTAGCATTAAAGGAGAATATGGTAGTAATAGTTGGAATTATTATGGTGATTTATATGCAATATATGGAGAATTATATTCAAAGAAAGAGCTATTGCCGGAATTAAAAAAGCGAGGACTGAATAGACGTTTTCCTGATGTTAATCCGTCAAAGTTAATCCGTGATCTATTGAGGGGTAGTAATGATGCAGAACTATGCCTGAAGACTGGACAAATATCTATGTTGAAACATATGTATAAGTCCGGGCATCATAATCTTCGTTATAAGTCATCATTCAATATCTGTAATCGAAATCATTATATTATCAGAGATGCTTCTATGTGGGAAGATTATATTTCTTTACTAAGTTATTTTGGCAAAGATATACATAATGCCCATTATGTATGTCCTAAAAGTCTGAAATTGGAACATGATAAACTGTTGAAAAAGAAAATAGTTATTGAAGACAAGTTGCGAAGAGAAAAAGATCGTATGGATTCTATTCGTAGGCGTAATAAACTAATGAAAGATATAGCTAACTTTTATGAACGAATGAAAAAGTTTTTTGGGTTGAAAATCGTTGAAGATAATTTAGTTATCTGTCCTTTGGAGAGTATTACTCAATTTTATCAGGAAGGTAAGGCCATGCATCATTGTGTGTACCGGAATGAATATTATAGACGTCCAGAATGCTTGATTTTATCTGCTAAGGATATAGAAGGAAATCGATTGGAAACAATAGAAGTAAACTTGAATACATTTGAAATTGTACAGTCTCGAGCTGTTTGTAATGGCGTAAGTCAATATCATGATCAGATAGTGAAACTTATGAATAAGAATATGAATCTGATTCGACAGAAAATGATTGCATAAATATGCCTAGAATAAGAACAATAGTACCGGAATTTTGGGAAGATGAAAGATTTTCGAATGTATCTCTTCCTGCTTGGTTGCTTTATATCGGCATGAAAAACTTTGCGGATGATGAAGGAGTCATATTAGCGAACCCTGTTATCATCAAGTCGAAAGTATTTCCTGCCCGCGAGGATATTCGCAAGCAACAGGTTTCTGGATGGCTGCAAGAACTGATCGAGAACTCTATCCTTGTACCTTTTGATTATGAAAACAAGAGCTACTACGTGATGGACTTTTCCAGTGAGCGCATCGACAAGCCGCAAAAGTCAAAAATTCCTTCAGAGGTCATTGAGAATGTTCGTTTATCTGGCATAAGTAAAAATCCGGGATCTTTCGAGAATATTCCGGAACATTCTCGAACAGTAGAGAATATTCCTGCTGGAGAGGAGAGTAAAGGAAAGGATTGTAAAGGAGAGGATGGTTATTCACATGCGCGTGCGCACGCGCAAACCCCACAACCTGAATTTAGACCGAAGAATGAGAATTTTGAAAAATTCAAACACTGGATTACTGAAAATGCTCCAAATGTAGCAAAGCTAAAAGAACCGTTTACAGAGGAACAGTTTGAGAGGATCAAAAAAGAATTTCCTCTTCAGCTAATTCAGGATACTTTAGTCTCGATGCATAATTATCGAGAGCTGCTAAAAAAATATGTCAGTGCAAATTTGACATTTCGCAAATGGGCAAAACGTGATTTAGAAAGAATGAGTTATGAATCAGGAACAAGCAATACAACTTCTATCGGAGATCGACCCAATAACCGGCGTGCTTCCGCCGGAACTGATGCCGAAAACAAAAGAATCGAGCGTGAGCACCTTGGGCGTCTTGCCGATGCCATATTACAACAGTCTGCGGCCAAAAACAGTCAATGATGTGTTTGATAGTCCGACGTGCTCAATAGCTGTTGTTAATAGAGAATTTGGAGAAACGCATCTTCGGGCATTTATGGTTAATGTGCTTAATGATTTGATAGATTTCTTCAATGTCGGAAAATCCATGAGTGCTGTACAAGTTGCACAAACAGCAGATTTAGTGATCGAAGAATTTTATTATCTGAAACCGGATGATTTTAAGCTTTGCTTCACACAGGCAAAAAAAGGTATTTATGGCAAACTCTATGATCGTATAGATGGTCAGGTTATTTTGGAGTGGCTTCATCGGTATGATCAGGATCGATGCATTCAAGCTGAGAATGTGAGTAGAAATAATGCCCATAGCTGGGATCTTCCGGAAGGTGAACGGACATCTGATACATTAGCCGAGGCATTTCATGAGTTCAAAAAGTTTGATTTTTCTCGAAAGTTCCAGGTAAAATAAAAGGCAGCACCTCGCGGTGCCACCCCTGAATAGACATTGACAAATTTACTAATAATATTGAGAATATGGCAAGCGAGGCACTGGATAAATATATAAACAAACGTTATGACCGCTGGTTGGATTATGCAAAGTACCATACTTCTCTGGCTGGTATAGGTGATGAAGCGTCAGATGTATTGAATGAAGTAATGGCTATGCTATTGGAGAAACCTGAAGAAGAAATAAATCTGTTGCTAAATAGAAAACATGGAAAATATACTGAACTTGATTTCTATGTGCTCCAGATGATAAAGTTAAATGCTACTTCAGACACATCTCCTTATAGGCACAAGTATAAAGCGATACCTGCAGACGATAATGTGGACTGGCGCAGGTTAAATATAATCGATGAGCCTGATCAATCCTTTGACAAGGCGGCCTATATTTCGGGAAAAATGCATGAAGTAAGGGCAATTTTGGATAGTTTGGATTTATCAGAAAAAGCAATACAGATTTTCTCGTGGAAGTTCTTTTCTGGTGAATCTTATTCGGATTGGCCGGAAGAAGAAAATTCAAAAGAACTTTATTCTGTTTACAAACAGGTATTTAGGATGTTGATGCAAAGAAAAGAAGGAAAGATGTTGTTATGATAAAGGAAAAATGTATTCAGTGTGGGAAGGAAACGGTATCAGTCATTAAGACTGATGCCGGAACTTTCTGCTATAATTGCTATATGAGTCGAAAGCAAGAATCGAAAGGAAAGAGAGTTTATGATAATGAAGAGGCACGGATGCAAATTGAGTTTTTCCGACAAGTCCCGTTATTCTTTCCCCGGTTACCGGATAAGTTGCTGTTCGCCGTCCCTAACGGCGGTTCCCGGCATAAGATAGAAGCGGCTAATATGAAACGACAAGGGGTAAAGGCCGGTGTTGCTGATGTGATCTTGCAAATACCTAAGAAAGGATTTGCAAGCTTATGCCTGGAGTTCAAGACAAAAACTGGTCGGCAATCTAAAGAGCAAAGGGAATATCAAAGGCAAGTCGAGATGGCAGGGAGCAAGTATGTTGTGGTTAGAAGCGTAGAAGAGGCGATAGGAGAAATGCGAATGTATTTGTTGTTATAAAAAATTATTGTTATAAAATTGTGATTGATTGATTAATGATGTATTTTTGCATATTGAAATATTTTTGGAAATGTATCCATTTGAACATAAAGAACATAAAATCTATGCTAATACTTTTTTACAGAATGTATTAGTAGAGTGGCATTATGCGTCTATTGTTGGAATTTTGGATCAGGATAGTATTAAACGTTTTTTGGAAGAAAAATTTAAAATAAAAACGGAGGAAGATAAGAATATCCAGTATCCTATAATTGTTTCATCTAAGGATAAAGATATACAATTGTTTTTTGACAGAGATGTATTTAAATTGAATGTGCGAGTCAATTATTACAAAGGGTTTGAATCATTGAATCCTTTTTTGAGGTGCGGTTTGGATTATCTTAAATTGAATGATGCCCAGAATATTGAAAGTTGTTTGATAAGGAAAATAGATGTTTTCCCTTTTAAAAATATATCTAGTAATAATACGTCAAATGCGACATTGCTGAATAAAATATTTTCTAAGAAATTATTAGAAGGAATATCTGTTTCGTCTAATGATGCTTTTCAAAGTTTTTGGAGTAAAAATTTTGAAGATGAAAATAATTCGGAAAATGTTGTTATTAAGTTTGGTTTCCAACGCAAACAGGTGAATGATTCAGATAAAGGATTGGATGATCGTTTTGTTCTGGATTTTTCTATTGATAGGATCAATAATATACCGATTGATAAGATAAATAGTAATTTGTCAGAGATGAATAAGATACTTTATGATGCTTTTCATTGGTCTGTTAATCAAGATATCATTGATATAATGGAGGGAGGCAGATTATGATAGATTTTGAATTAAACTGGGAATATGATGCTTGTCTTGACAGCGAGTCGAAATTATATGATAGTGTGCCGTGTGTGAATAATAAGACAGTTCATAGGTTTGGTAGCAAGGTGATTCTTGCTATATCTTTTTTTTCAGCTACGGTATCAAGTGCGATTAGTCAAAATTTGAATTTTGAACTTGAAACGGATTGTGCTATTCCCGTATTGGAATATGTGCAAAATTCTGAGCAAACAGTTTTAAATAATAGATTTCTGCTTGATTCATCGTTGAAGGAAATTGAGAATTATCCTGATAGTTGGTGGCAAGAATATAATGCGGATAAGCCAGAGCAAGTTACATTCGATAATGTGGTTCATTTTTTAGATTATAACGAGAAAGATTTGTTGTTATCCGGTGCGGAAGTCCTTCCAGAACCCAATGCGACTCTATTGATAGAATGGAATATGGATTCTTTTATGTGTTCCTTGAATATAGGAGAAGCGGAGTTTTCTTATTCGATTCTTTCTTTTAAGGCTTTGGATAATCCTTTGTTAGGACAGGCTTCGTTGCGGGATAAAAATGCTATTTGTGAATTCTTTAGTCGTCTTGAATCTGTATATGTCTGAGATTTTATCAAGTAAAACAAATGTAGATAGACGTTATACAATTGAGAATGATGAGAATGTGATAAGGTTGTTGTCATTTCCGAGTTGTTTGGATTCGAAGGGACGGCTGAATCCAGTTGCTTTCTCTTTATATCATGAAAATGAAGATTATGTTTCTATATCCCGTTTGTTTTATGCGTCAAAGGAAGAATGTGTAAAATTAGGGAAGATGATAAAAGTCTGGCCGAGCAAAGGTGATGTATTTACTGGCCTAGCAGAGTTGAATGCGGGAGAGATAAGAAGTATATCATCTACCATGATATTGTTGGAATCTAAATATAAAGAGAATTCTAAAGCTCATGCTGGGATTTCATTTAAAGATACCAAAGGTGAGATTTATATAAATATAAAAAAAGGAACACCTACTCCGGCTTGGATTATTCCTCTACAACAGAGGTTGTGTCTTATATCTAAAGTTGAAAAAATTCAATTAGATAATAATTGAAAAAGAAAAAGGCTCCGAGTAGGAGCCTTTAATTCAATATTGATTATAACCCTTCTAATTCTTTTAGTTTTTCTTGTTTCTGTTTGAGATCTTTCTCTTGTTTTTTCTGTTCTAATATAGACTTTATAGTTTGAAATATCTTTTGGTTTTCTATTCCGAAAGAAATGTACCGATTTGCTTTTCCGTGCGAATCATGTTTTATTTGGTCGTTATAATAGCATATTATGTCAGGATTACCTGTATCCCATTTCATATTAAAAGACACATCTTCTTTAATAATTGGGATGCCAAGTCCATTTACATACTCTCTTGGTGTCTTATCGTGTTTTATCACAGGGTCACCGTACTTTATTTTTAAGGCTTCGTAGATGTTTGTGGGTTCAATTGTGTACATCGCATAAAGTGAGTCGTTGAAGAAACTAAGATGAAACTCTTTAATTGAGTATCCATTTACAGGTGTGAACTCATCAAGAACGAATGTTTTTGACAACCCATCGTTAAAGTCTTCTTGGCTTTTTGCATCAGGGAATTTCTCTATGAAGTCGTTGATAGTCATGCCAAGTCTAATTACGCCTAATCCATCTAAGACTTGCGATTTGGAACAAATTGCGCATAGAAGGAACATTGATAAGAATAAAATCCTTTTCATATTGATTTGTTTTTATGTGTTTAGTATTAGGGCAAAAGTAGATGTTTTGGTATTGAAATAATAAAAAAGATGCAATTTCTTTTGTGGTTTTCCAAAAAAACTTCATCTTTGCAGTGCTAAACATCATTGTTGTTTGTCAACATCGCTGAGCTCGGTTAATGCTCATGAGATACAATGGGCTTTTTTTATGCCCGATAGTTTGCTGGCGGCATATATGTCGGGAGCAAACTCTACATAGGATATTGGCGGTTGCCTTTCCCACATTTTTCTAAGCTCTGCGGAGTTGACGATAATGATGTTTAGCGACACGGGAAATGGCAGCCGCTCTTTTTTGTGCCATAGAAGAATTAAGATGTGTTCCCGCGGCATCTAATCGCTAAACATCATTATCGTATGCAAGAATTTGTAATTCAAAACAGTAAGGGCAACGATGTTACTACTTCACTAATCGTTGCGCAAGTCTTTGGAAAAAATCACAAGGACGTATTGAGAGATATTGAGAAGCTCTCATGTTCAGATGATTTTAGGGAGCGCAATTTTGCGCATACCCCCTATACCCATCCACAAAATGGTCAAGTTTACCACTATTACGAAATGACCAAAGACGGTTTTTCATTTTTAGTAATGGGGTATACGGGTGCAAAAGCCGGGGAGTTCAAAGAACGTTTCATTGCCGAGTTCAACAAAAGGGAGGCCATGTTGAAGAGCGACGACTACATTCTCATGCGTTCCCAACAGATTCTGCAGGGGCGTTTGGAACTGGCGGAAAAGAACCTGAGGAAAGTGACGGCCGAGAAGGAGCAATTGCGGCTCACCGCCGAGACGCAGGAACAACAGTTGAAGGAACAGGCGCCAAAAGTGGATTATTACGACAAGGTAATCGACAGCACCGGGTTGCAAACCACGAACATGATCGCCTCCTGCTTCGGGATCAGTCCGATCAAGCTAAACAAATTGTTATGCGCGTGGGGCGTGCAATACAAGCAAAGCGGATGCTATTTCCTCTACGCTAAGTACCGCGACAAAGGATATGCCGAGCACAAGCCGTACGCCTACGTGGACAGCAGCGGCGAGACCAAGACCCGCCAGCACATGTTCTGGACGGAGAGGGGAAAGCAGTTCATCATTGACCTATATACGCTCAAGGCCAAGGAGGAACGGGCCAAGAGAGCTTTTGGAAAGCAGGAGGCCGGACAAGTAAAGAAAGAGGAGGCCGCGTTATGAAAAGGCATCCGGTATCCATGAAAGAGGAACGCGAGATTTTGATCTCCGCGATTAAGGACCTTGTTGACGTTAAACACCGTTTGGCCGATCTGTCCGATAGCGTATGCGATGTTTCTCAACTTTACAAGAGCGATCTTGTTGACGCTGAGATGGAGATTGATCATATCTGTGGCAACATAGGTAATATGATCGGTTTTACTGTTTATTCTGACATTTGTGAGGGATTGGAGGTAATGCCATGAAAGAAGCCAAGAAATACATCAACCACCATAAGGTGAAGATTTCCGGGAAATGGTATATCAACAAGGTACGCGCCAGTGAGGCGGTTGAAATCGCTTATGAAGAGGGACGTCTCTCTGCCGGGAAGGAAGATTCCGGGAAAAAGAAAATCTGATTTATATATTATTTCAGAACGTTCTGATACGGATCGCTTGGCCGCCATTCGGGAGGTAGGGAATTTAAGGGCATCGTCTTTTTGCTATCGGCGGCCAAATTAGATAGCATGAGGACTTTGCCCTTTCTCTTTAATATGCGGATCTGGAATTTCTCGCCAGCCTTTTTAAGGTCGTGCGGCAACCTAAGGAAGTGGCCGAAGTGATTTAGTCGTTGAGCCGGGTGGGCATTGGTCCATCCGTTTTTTTATGGCGGGTCCAGGTATTCCACGATGATCCGGACTTGTTTTGGTGTCAATATCCTTTGCCCGTTGAAATAACCGGCCCTCGTCAGGCTGGCGAGGAGATTTGGATTCTGTTTGATCCATTTTTTCAACATGGCGCTTGCCGATCTAGGTGTACTGTTCGGGAAGTACACCTGTCCTAATTCCTGTAGTCCGTAGGCTTTAATGCGAAATGGTACAAGATCGTCGTTGTAGTGATTGTCATTCATTCTTTTTAATATATAAAAAGGATGTACCGTTTTTATAGAAACAGTGCATCCTTTTATCCAGAAGGGCACATCTTTTCTATAAATAGGGCACACCCTTTTTCCTAAAAGCTAACACCCGATTTAAGGTTCAGTAGGCTCTTCTGTTTGGTTTTCTTTTATTGTGAGACGTTCAAATTTTGCCAACGTCCTTGTGTTTTGTAAGAAACTACCAGGAGAGAATGTGATTTTGGGTTTTCGTAGCATCGTGTCGGCATTAAAATCTTCGATGGTTGCAGAACCTGATGATCCTACAGTCATTCGGAAATTCCCGATTTCACCAAACTGTACAATACGTCCTGCTTTCAAATTTTTGTCGAGGACATGATTCATGCGATCCATAACAGCTTTGATATCCGCTGATGTTAAAGCACAAGCTTCTGAGATTTCGTCGCAAAGCTCATCGAAGGTCATGTAACCGGTACTGACTGCTTGTGCATAATAAAGTTTGGCATCTTCCAATGCACCTTTCGACATGTCCCTCCGTTGGATTAATTTATATTTTACTGGCATAATAATAGATGAATGAAGTTTTTAGGAAGGGATTCATTTCCCGATCCTGTTTCATTTCGTGACAAAGGAACATGAACTTGGGAACATGGGATTGTTATATGCTTAGTTAATGGTATGTAAATGGATTTAATGGTATATATTAATATAAAGAAGTTGATATGAGTGGCCGTAAAACTAGTTTCAAACAAGAATATATACAACTAGCCGAAAATTATGCTTTACTTGGGGCTACTGACGCGGAGATCGCTGAATTCTTCTCTGTCTCGGAACAAACGTTGAATAGTTGGAAGAAGAAGTTTCCTCAATTTCTTGAGTCCTTAAAAAAGGGAAAGGCGGTAGCAGATTCTAATGTTGCTTCTAAGTTATATAATCGGGCGATAGGTTATGATTGTAAGGCGACGAAGATCGTCACTTATGAGGGGAAGGTGACGGACCAGGTGGAGTATGTTGAGCATTACCCGCCAGATACGACGGCAGCTATCTTTTGGCTGAAGAATCGCCAGCCGGGGAAATGGCGGGATAAAAAAGAAGTCGAAAATCAAGTGAAGCTTGGTGATGAATTGGAATCGATGTCGGATGAAGAATTAGCAGCAATTATTCGTGGCGAAAAGTAAAAGGGATATATTGGTTAGGCAGGCAAAGGCAGCGACTATATTGCGAAAACGGGAGGCTCGGAATGATTTCTGGGCCTATTGTTTATATCATGATCCGAAGTTCTTTGCAAAGCGATTGTTCTTGAAAAAAGTGGCAGATGCCTTTACTCGTATATATGAGGCTTATATAGGAGGTGTGATTCGTCGGCTAGCTGTTTCAATGCCGCCACGTGCCGGTAAGTCGTATATATCCTCTTTGTTCATCTCTTGGATGCTTGGCCATTTCCCGGAAGAATCAGTTATGCGTAATTGTTGTTCAGATACGCTATATAATAAACTTTCTTATGATACGCGTGATATTATTCGTTCCCAGCGATTTAAAGAGATATTTCCGGATGTGTCCCTACGGTCTGACAAGCAGAATGTACATGGATGGAGCCTTGAGGCAGCCCGGCAGGTCAGTTATTTCGGGGCGGGTGTTGGTGGTACGGTGATTGGTTTTGGTGCATCCATGCTGGCATTTACGGATGACTTGTACAAGAGCTTGGAGGATGCTCTTTCTGATACGAACAACGAGAAGGTTTGGAGTTGGAAGCAGGGTACGCACGATTCCCGTATAGAGGGAAATTGTTGTTCTATTGACATAGGTACGCGCTGGTCGGAGACGGATGTCCTTGGTAGGATGGAGGCTGCCGGAAAATATGATGAGATTATTCGGATATCTGCTTTGGATGAGAATGATGAATCGTTTTGCGAGGATGTTCACACAACTGCATATTACCTGGAACTTAGGGAAGAGACGGATGATTCTATTTGGTGTGCTGAATATATGCAGGAACCGATAGAATCTAAAGGTTTGTTGTTCCCGAAATCGGAATTGAACCGTTTTCGCTTGGCTGATATTGAAGGGAAGGAGCCTGATGGAGTTGTGGGTGCTACAGATGTGGCCGATGAGGGTGATGATGATTTCTGTGCTCCGTTTGCCCGTATCTTTGGAGATAAGTATTTCATTACAGATGTCTTGTTCACGAAAGACAACGTGGAGGTCACTGAGCCAAAACTGGTTGCCATGATTTTGGACACCCGGTGTGACAATATCCGAATCGAGAGTAATAATGGTGGCCGGTTGTTTGCATTGAACGTGCGAAAGGCTGTCAAAGCGAGAAATGAGAAATGTATTGTCCAGGCCAAACCGACGACGAGCAATAAGGAAACACGAATTCTACTGAAATCAGGATGGATCAAGAAACACTGTTATTTCTTGGAGGAAGGTGAATATAAGAAAGGATCGGATTACGATCGTTTTATGAAAGCTCTTACCAGCTATAAGAAAGAAGGAGGTAATAAACATGATGATGCCCCGGATGGTTTAACGATCCTTGCAGAGAATGTAGAATTCATAGGGCTATGCAAAAATAATCGGGTTCGACAGGTCGCACGGGCAAGATAAATACATATCTTTGAAAAAATACAATATTATGGACATTAAAGATTTATTTGAAGTAGGACCAGTAAATTGGTTTATTATTATATTAATTTGTGTGGCTACATTATTTTCTGGATTACTAGCAATAGCGATATGGAATATAGATTATTTTCTATCTATGGAAACTGTAAAATTGATTTTATTATCATTATCGCTAACTTTTCCAGTTTGGATTTTTAATTCATATGTTGCTGATCTATTGGGGGAGAAGAAAAATTGTCCTAAAGGAGAAGACAATATAGTAATTTCAAGTATAAAAGGAGCTATTATAAATATTATATCGATTTATATGTCGATCATTATTTTTAGTATATCGAATAACTATAAAATGACTATTGTTGCTTTTATATTACTTGATTTTATGTTGTTAGTTTTATTTACTAGAGATAAATGATTATGTTTATATTTTAGCATAAAACGATTATGCCCAATATAAACGAAATCCTTTTGAATGATGACTTTGGTCAGATAATCAGTAAACTATGTGTAGATGTTATTGAGAATCGGGAACCAAGAGAATACTACAATGAATACCATGGGGAACGCCGTCGGCGTAAAACATCTGTAGGCTGGCGTGAGCCGAAGCGGTTGGCGGTTTATTCGGAAACGTTGAAAGACAAGCATGGCGATCCGTTAAGGTTGGAGGATAAGATTGTCGATGTAGCTCGTATTATTACTAATTTCCCTAAGAAGGAGGTTCGTACCTCTGTAGCTTTTTTGTTTGGTGGGCAAATGACAATCACAGGAACGGAACAGAATGATGGTTTCCAAGAGTTCAAACGTGTATGGGAACGTCGATTGAAGATGCAATCCGTCTTGAAATCATTTGCTCGTAAGGTACTTTCAGAAAGTAAAGCGGCTCTTGTATTCTATCCATACATTTCCAAAGGAATAGATGGTAAGCCAATTACGGAATTAAAGGTAAAGATTTTGTCTGTCCCTAAAAACGAGAACCTTCTTTCTGAATTTTATCCTCATTTTGACGATAACGACGATATGGATGCTTTTATCCATCGTTATCAGGTGAATTCTAATGGTATGATTCGTAATAGCTGCACAATTTGGACTGCTGAAAAGATAATTACCGCTATTGATGAAACGGGAGGTTGGGTTATAAAAGAGGTCCCTAATCTTTTCGGAAAGATTCCAGTTGTGTATGCAGATGTTTTTCAGCCGGAATGGGACGAAGTTGCTGGAATCATGGATGCACGGGAAATGCGTTTGTCCCGTATGGCTGATACTAATGACTATTTTGCAGAGCCTATTTTGAAAACTTATGGTGATTCAGACTTGCCTTCGAAGGAAACGACGGGAAAAGACATCAATTTCCCGATCAAGGTTGATGAAGTTTCTGGAAAAGAATATCATGGAGATGCAGATTATTTGACCTGGACAGGTTCTCAGCCTTCAGTGGATAAAGAGCTGGAAGAAACCAGGAATGAACAATTCTCAGGTACGTCCACTCCAGATCTTTCGTTTGATAACTTGAAAGGTATCGGGAACTTATCTGGGGTAGCACGTAAATTTATGTTGATGGATGCAACTATTAAGGCAAGCGAAAATATGGAAACATTTGGTCCCGTAGTTCAGCGTTGTGTGTCGGTTGTATTAGCAGGAATATGTAATATTACTAATATCAAGTACCGTTCACAATTAGTAGACAACTTGATCGATGTGGAGTTTGGTTCTATTTTGCCGGAAGATTTGGCAGAAACCCTACAAACCTTATCCATAGCCAATGGTGGTAAACCTATCAACGCTCAGCGTACAGTTACGGCTCATTCTCCATTGACGGAAGATTTGAATGAAGAAATAAAGATAATGCAAGAAGAGGAGGATATGGTGGCGAAACGTAATAATATGATCGGTTTAACAATGGAATATGAATAATGAAAGAACTATCATTTTATGAACGACAGTTTTTGCAACGCCTCTTTCATCAACAAGGCAGTATAAAGTACTCGTTTGATGAGTTTATCCGTAAGGTTGGACCTCTTATTGCTAAATGGGCAGATCATGGTGGTGACAGCGTGTGGATCGGAAACGCGACTATTGAAAAACAGATCGAACGGTTGTTGGATGATTTACATAGCCAGCTAGTAAGCAATATGACCGATACGGTTACTGATGTCTGGAACTTGGGGAATAGGAAAGCGGATGATTTGATCTCAGGCTATATAAAGGACATGGCCATATCGGACGTATTGAAGGATAAGATGTTTTCTAGGAATGCGGATGCGCTTAATGCTCTGTTGAAGCGAAAAGATGAATTTGGTAAGACAATATCCTCTCGTGTCTGGAATATAACGAACGGTACTATGGATAACTTGGAGTATTACTTGTCTTCAGGTTTGTCTGTTGGGCGTCCGGCAGCGTTGATTAGTCAAGATATCCGCCAACTCCTGAATGAGCCAGATCGCCGTTTTCGTAGGGTAAGGGATGAAAATGGTAAGTTGGTTTTATCACGGCCAATGAAAGATTATCATCCCGGTCAGGGCGTTTATCGCTCGTCTTATAAGAATGCTCTTCGGTTAGCAGCTACCGAGACGAACAAGGCTTTCCGGACGGCGGATTATGAGCGGTGGCGGAATATGGATTTCGTGAAAGGAATTGAGGTGGAGCGCTCACCCTCAAGTCATGGTCCCTGCCCGGTGTGCGACGCTAAGGCCGGTGAGTACCCTAAGGATTTCAAGTTTACGGGTTGGCACCCGTTTTGTATCTGCATAGCTACCCCTATAATGATGGATCATGAGGAGTTTGCTGATTTTTTATTGGATTACAAGTAAGAAAAACGATTTATAAGAATTAGTTATTACATCCTAAGCTTATAAATCGTTTTCTTTTTATTATTAGTATTATTCAATTTGTAGTTCTTTTTTTTGAGTTTGAAGTTTTGAACTGAGTTTTTCAGCTTCTTTCTGCATATTTTCAGAAATGTGCTTGATATATAATATCATGCCTTCTGTTCTACCAATCGCACGTCCTTTATTAAAGGCCTCTTGTAATTCAGGTGTTTTATATTTACCCATTTCGGAGGGTTGGGCCGTTGGTTGTTGGGTACTATTATTCCCCGACAAACAATTCTTCGATGGATTACGCATATCTTTTAAGAATGTTTGTTTTGTAAAATAAAAAACGGTTTCACCTTTCCCGTTGCGTTACACCATCGAGGCAGTGGGGTCATTAAACCTCCACACGGGGGTATGAAACCGTTATATACACTTAACCTACGAATACAGACAATATCCGTAGTATTTAAATTTACTTGTATATCCACCTCAATGTATGTAACGCACTACAAAGATCAGCACTAATTCTGAATCTTGCAAGAAAAAACTTCCTTCCCTTATATTTTAAACAGAAAACGATTATGACAATTTTAGATTTGATCAAGGCGGCATGTAAGACAAAAGGCGTTCCGGAAAAGTATGCTGAGCGTATCCAGAAAACATTCAAGATTGATAAGGCGGAAGGTTTGGAGGCCTGTGTTGACCTATTCAAGGAAAATATTCTTCCAGCCATCCAGGAGGCGGAAAATGAGGCGAAAACATCCGCGGAAGCTGCCGCGGTCACCGCTTATGAGGAGAAGTATGGATTGAAGGATGGAAAACCGGTCAAGGATCCAAATAAGGGAAATGATCCAAAAGATGAGGATCTGCTGAAGGGAATCAGCCCGGAGTTGAAGGCTTACTTGGACGGGATGAAGAAGAGTTTTGACGAGGCGATGGGTGAGATGAAGAAATCAATCACGACGTCGGCGGATGACGCTAAAAAAGAATCAGCCCGCAAGTTGTTGAAAGAATCCGGATTACCTGAGGATTGGATTTCACGTGTAGATATCGCCTCAGAAGTCTCTATCGAAGAGCAGGTAAAGAAATTGTCTGACGAATATGTAGGCATTCAGCAAAAGGCGATTAATGATGCGGTGGCTCGAGGCGATTACTCTCCAGGCCCCGTGCAAATCCCGGAACGATCAGAGGCGGACTGGGTCAAGCTGATGAATGGCGACGTGAGTGTGAATAATGAGGCCCCGGGTGTTGTGAACTTGGGGATTGAATAATCAGTAAAAATCATAAGGTATGTACAGGAAAACAGAGAGGGAATTTCAGTACGCTCCAGGTATCGAGAAGGTTATCGAGGACGTTGTTGGTGGTGGTACCATTGATCGTAAGGGGTTGGCAAATGCCCTGTTCAAGGGGAAGGCTTTGGATGAGTTACCTCCTATTGTCGTGGTTGTCAAGGACAGTGAGACGGGATTGTATCATGTGTTGAAAACGGCCTTGGCTTCGGACGCCGGGAGTGAGACGACTTATAAGGTGGCGAAGAATCATCTGTTTGGTGTTGGCGATTTCGTGACTATTGGAGGCTCGTTGTCTGGCGCTTCCGACAAGATTACAGCTATCGACAAGAGTAACTCAGATTATGACGTGATTACGGTTGAGGCTACTATTGGTTCGGCAACCAAGGGGCAAGTGTTGGTGCAGGCAAAGGACAAGCAATCGGCATCGTCGGTCAAGTTGCCTTTTGATGGTGAGTTGGTCGTGACCATGAGCAAGGTGGATCTGACCGTTGCGAACCAGACCGCCGGACTTTTGGTGCGGGGAACGGTTAACGAGGCCTGTATGCCGTTCCCGATTGACGCGGGATTGAAGGCCAAAATGCCTTTTATCAGATTTGTATGATCATGAAATTTGATTGATATATGGAAAGAAGTTTGATTAAGCAAGTAAACAAGAAAAACATGGCGGCGCGCTTGAATACCCGTCATGTGAAACCGGTCTATTTCCCTAACTTTTTTGGTGTCAAGAAAAAGACATCATTGAAGTGGGAGACACTGGCGGGTGAGAAGGGTGCTCCTGTTATCGCTGACGTGATCAGCTTTGACTCTTCCGCTCCTCAGAAAACCCGGGAGGTTGTAAGTAAAATTTCTGGTGATATTCCCAAGACAGCAGTTAAAAGGGGAATGAATGAGAGCGACTATAATGAGTACAAGCAGTTGGAGCGTGACGCGCAAGGCGACGCGGATCAGCTGGCCTTGTTGAATCTCGCTTTCAAGGATCAGGATTTCGTCTATAACTCGGTTCGGGGCCGATTTGAGTGGTGGTGCATGCAGATGATGAGCCGTGGCGGTTTCCATTTGTCGGCAAAAAATAATAATGGCGTCGTGACTGCAGAGTTTGTTGGTTGTGGTATGCCTAAGAAGAACAAGCTGAAATCGACAGTTGATTGGGGAACAGCATCTTCCGCAAACGGTTTACAGGATATTGAGGATGCGGTTGTGGCGGCTTCAAACGAGGGCGTGACGATTCGTTATGTTGTGATGCACGTGGCCGATTTCTCGTTACTCAAAAAGCAAAAATCAACCTTCGATACGTTGAAGGCTTGGGTTAATTCGACAACCAAGTTGGTGGTCACGAAAAAGTTGATCAATGAGTATCTGGCCGAGCAGGAGATTCCGGTGCAGATCGTGACCGTGAATCCCGCCGTCCGGATCGAGAATGCCGCTCACCAGCGCAAGACGATCAACCCCTGGCAACGGAAACGTGTTTGTTTCCTTGAGGACTTGAAGGTCGGCGACATCCAGCATGGCCCGATCGCGGCTGAGTCATCTGAGGCTTTGCGCAAGATCGCCTTGATGGTTAAACAGGACTGGATCCTTATCACGAAGTGGTCCGAGCTTGAGCCTTATAAGGAATGGACGAAGGCCGAGGCGAACGCTATCCCGGTTGTTAATGATCCGGATGCGATGTACATCATGAAAGTGGATGGCGCTGAATGGCCGGAGGATGAGGATACCGAAGGTACGGATAACGTACCGGCCTCTTTCTTGGGAGAGAATGTGGATCCGGAGGATCATACGGCTATTGACACGGAAAACGGGGAGTGATGAGTATGGCCACGATTCGGGAGATCATATTGTCTTATCCGGGCCTTTCGGATTGTGAGGATTTCTTGGATAACGTCGTTTTGCCGTCCCGGGGTTTGGAAGGCTCGGAGATAGGGGGCGATGTTAGTAGTGATACGCAAAAGCTGGTGGCCGCCGACCTGTACGCTATGGTCGGCGGGTTACCGGACTTCACAGAGAATAAGTTGTCAATCTCTTATCCGCGTTCCTGGTACGACGCTATGGCGAGAAGGTTGTATCGTGAGGGGGGTGAGCCCGAGAAGGCCGAGTTGGTTGGGAACAAGATAGAGATACCAAAAGGAAAGGTTGGGAACAGATGGTGAGAAGACATCCACATACGGCGGTTATCACGGTTGAGCCCGGTTCCCTGGAAAATGGGGAGTGGGTGAAAGGAGAACCATCGGAGATGATTATCCGTGGATTGTATTTCGCCTCTAATAGCGGGAACCAGGTTAAGGTGAACGCGGATGGGCGGGAATTTATTGTCCATGGTGAATTTTCAACGAGGGAGGAACCGGTCGAGGGTGCCTCTCGCCTCCGTATCGATTCAGAAGCTGTCGATGTCCCGATCATTTGTTGGGAGAGATTTCAAACGCATTCGGTAATATACGTGTGATATGGCGAGAAAGGCGGGACTTACCCCAATGTGGACAGATCGGGATATAGATCGTTTTTTCAATTATTGTGTCGATAAGGCAGAGGAACGGATCTATAAGTTATTGCAACGGGCTGGTGAGGAGTTTGTCCGGTTGGCGAGAAAGAACGGCAACTATCAGGATCATACCGGGAATCTTAGGAGCTCTATTGGATATGTGATTGTTAAGGATGGTCGTGTGCTTGCCGAGAACTATGGATTATCCGATAAGGGAACAGATCGAAGGACAGGCCAGTCTGAAGCTAGAAAGTTGACATCCCAGTTGGCTTCGAGTTTTAATAATGGATGGGTTTTGATTGGGGTAGCGGCTATGTCCTATGCTGCCTGTGTGGAGGGTATAGCTAATTTGGACGTGATCACTTCCTCCGCTGAAATCACGGAGGATTGGATAAAAAAGCAGAGTAAGGTCTTGTTTGACAAGCTAACGGAAAAGGGATATTGATATGGCTGATGAGTTTGATATAGTCGACATTGTTTTTGAGGCGGTAAAGGCCGCCAATACGGGCCTGATCCTATACAAGGAGGGTTCGGAGACTGGAGAGCGACGTGCCCATATCACGGTCCGTCCGTTAATTGTCAATGAGAAGGATTACGTTAATAAGGCTAATGTCAACGTGAATGTTTTCATTCCCAAGATAGACAGGGGGGGAATGATGAACCGTCAGGTTATGATGGATGTAGTCCGGAAGGTGAAACGGGCACTTCGCAAGATTCTGCACCCTTATGGAATGTATTGGGAATCTCGGATCGTATGGTCTGAACCTATGGGCGAAGCTAAAGAAGGCTTCGATTGTACGAATATAAGATTGGAAGTAGTAACAGAATTGGATTAGAAAATGGCAGAAACTAGAAGTTTGGCGGTAGGTATTTCCTATTTGGGATATGCTGAACCGGGTGATGGAATCGCTGGTACTGAGTTTACCCAGTGCCCGATTATTGAGCAGGGGACGGTCGTGTTTAATTTCAATGACCCGACGACAGTGAATTTTTTCGCTGAAGGCATGAATGATCCTTGGGAATCATTCGATAAATTGGGTGATGCCGACAGTTTTGATTTTGGCATTCCGTCACCAATGGCCTCGGAATTGAAAGTTTTCATGGGAGGTCAGGCCTCTGGAGATAAGTGGGAGGCTCCGGTCGAGATGCCGATCATCCGAAAATCGATCAAGTTGGTGACTTTACCCTATAAAGGAAAACAGACTGAATATATTTTTGCTTTGTGTAAGGTATTCGGTAAGATTGGACGTGCACCTGGAGCGGAGCAGACGGATCAATTGTTGGTACGTTGTACTAAATTGACTCCTGTTTCTTCCGCAGGGAAAGCGGGGTCTCCTTATTCAAGGGAGGTTAAAGCTGTTACGTCTGAGCCTTAACTATAATTTTTATAAGAGCTTCGGTTTTTACTGAGGCTCTTATATTTTAATAGAAAATATGAGTGTAAAGAACATTTTAAGTATGGAGAGTGACGCTGTAACGGATCAACCAGTGTTGATACCGTTTGATTTCTCCAAAAGAGATTCTATTCCAGAAGGGAAAAAAGTAGGTGATAGTATTGTCGTAACTCCGATTACTGTTAGAACATGGTTTAGGATAAAACCTTTGCTTCTATGTTTTGATAATGATGATTTGGATAAATTAGTAGCAAAGGAAGATGTTCATTTTGATAAAGAAATAGCCGATATAATGGCTAAGTATGATGAGACAATTTTTGATATAATCTGCCTTGGATTATATAATAAAAAAGGTAATATGCCCAATTGGTTCCGGGATGTATTGAGGGACAACTGTACGTGGCAGGATATGTACATATTATTGAATGCTATTTTGTTTAGGATTGGTTGTAACCCTTTTTTAAATACTATCACAGCTATGAGAGCTGTGAGCCCAATAAGCGAAGAGGAGATAATAGCCCTTCAAAGAAACAGCAAGACTTGGATGAAGGACCAAGAAGTAGCTTCATGTTCCTTGTGACTTGCAATGATGCTTTTGGTTATACACATGAACAGGTTCTTGATAGTAGTTTTGCTATTATTACAGGAATGCTTCAAGAACATGGATATGTCATTAGCAAGCGTAATTCTGTATTAAAGGGATGTGAATCAGAAACGGAAGAGGAAGAAGGTGAGTGGATAGAAATTACAGATTTTGTCACAGGTAAATTAAAACGAGTTAGGAAAGTGAATAGTATTTGATATATATTATCGTATTGTGTTTGTCATAGTTTTAGATTTTAGCCTTGATATGCTGTGAAGCAAGTCAGGGCTTTATATTTTATAATAAAAATATGGGAGTAAAGAATTATAATAATGCCCTATATATGGCTACTGGAATAGATAATACAGGGTTATATGAAGGTAAGCGTGAAGCTATGGGGATTATTAAAGCTTTAGCTAATGAAGTAACGTCTTTTGATATATTCAGTGGTATTGGGATTAGTGCTGCAACTGCGTTTGCACAGGCTGCAAAGAGTTCTTATGAATTTGAACAAGAGTTTCGAAAGAATATGTTGGAGGTTGCAACTATATCTACTCAAGTATCTGATGATATGACTGGGTTTATGAATCGGGTCATGTCTATTACGCAAGAAATCCCTATTAAGGCTCCGGAGGCGACCAAAGCCTTATATGAAATTGTATCGGCTGGTCATGACGGGGCGGATGGGATGAAAATTCTGGAGGTCGCGGCTAAGTCTGCTATTGGTGGATTAACGGAAACGGCTACGGCCGCGGACGCCATTACAACAATTCTAAATGCTTATAATTTGTCAGCAGATAAAGCATCTTCTGTCTCGGACCAATTATTTACGACCGTTCGCTTGGGTAAGACTACCTTCGGGGAGCTTGGTTCTTCAATTGCGCAAGTTGCTCCAATCGCAGCGGCCTATGGTATTGGGATAGACGAGGTGCTGGCGGCAGTCGCATCTTTAACTAAACAAGGAACTCCAACCGCTGAGGCAATGACGAAGATACGTGCAGCCATCCAAGGTACCGCTAATGAGCTTGGCGATGCCGCTTTCCAGGGTCGTACATTTCAAGAAGCCTTGCAATTGATAAATGATAAGGCGGATGGTTCGGCATCGAAAATGAAAGAGATGCTTGGAACGGATGAGGGGTTGGCCGCTGCTTTAGCCTTGACAGGCAAGAATGCCAGATCTGCTGCTTCTGATTTGGAGGAACTCCGGGATTCGTTGGGGGCGACGGAAGCGGCCTTTGAGAAGATGAAGGATGAGGCAAGTAATCAGCTTATATTACTGGCAAATAATATACAAGCCTATTTACGCCCTTTGGGAGAAAATATCCTAAAAGAAGTGTCTGATGTAGCTAAGGCTTTTAATGATGCATTTGAAAATAATGATATAGAGGGAACTATATCGAATCTTGAATCGTTAGTTAAGAATGCTGTAGGGGCGTTTCTTTCTTATAAAACAGCTATTCTATTAGTCCAAGTCGCTCAAACTTCGTATGTGAAAACTTCTGCTTTAAGTAGATTGGCCACAATTCAACATACGACTGCTACGGCGTTACTTACCGGTGCTTTAAGAAAACAAGCAGCAGCTATGTTGGCGGCAGGAAAGGCTGCTCTTACAAATCCGTATGTATTAGCTGTTGCAGGTGTTACAGCCTTGGGATTTGCCATATTCAAACTTGCGACACAGGCTACAGCTTCGGAGAAAGCTTTGGCCGAGCATAATAAGAGAGTTGCGGAAATGAAAGAATGGTCTGATAATATGAGAACTCAGACGGAAGAAATGTTAAGCATATTGAAAGATGAGAATAAATCAACTTTACAAAAAGTCGAAGCTTATAAAAAGCTACAGGAACTTTACCCTGATGAGTTGAAAAATCTGTCTTTACAAAAATTCCTTTTAATGGACATGGTTGAAGTTAATAAGATGTTATCTAAATCGTTGGATGACCGTGCTATGGCGCAACAGCGAGCTACCGTGAACTCCATAGAGAAGGAAATGAGTGAGAATAGCAAACGGATTTCTCAGTTAGATAATAAAAGTTGGATTGATACTAGTCTTTCAGAGGCTTTGGAATTGCGTAAATTGAGGAAACGTAATGAGCAATTGAAGGTTGAGTATGATAAGGCTGTGGAGATAGTTGTACAAGGGCTGAAAGATCGTACAAAAGCTGAGGCACTAACTAACAGTCAATCGAAACAGAAGGAACCGGCATATTCAAAAGCTATTGATGATAAAGAACTGGAAAAGCAGAAAAAACTCCAAAAGGAGCTTTTGGCTCTTCGCCGCCAAAACCAACAAGCGGAGATTGATTTAATGCAGGAAGGTTCCGCGAAAAAAATAGCCCAGATCAATCTCGACTATGATAATGAGATCGCCGCGATATTGGCCAAGGAAAAAGAATGGAAAGATGCCCAAAATGGTAATTTGACGCGGGAACAAACGATCGAGATCAGGACAGCGCTGGTTAACTCATGGGTAAAAAAAGAGAAAGGGACTACTTCCGTTGATAAGGAGGAATTGGAGGCTGAGAACAAAGCCATGAATGATTACCTGAAAGCGTATGGTAATTTCCAGGAAAAGTTGCTTGCTATCAAGCATGATTATGAGGATAAGCGTGGTAAGGCTACGACCGAGGGAGAGCGGCTTTTGTTGGATGAGGAATATAAAAAACAGGTGGCCGACTTGCAAACGGAGGCTAACAAAACGACAAACGCCATTACGCGGCTATTCTCTAACATGAAGGAAAAGACCCTTAAAGAATTGCAGGACTTGTCGGAACGGGGGGCTGAAGCCTTGGGATTCCTGCAGTCCGGATCTTGGAGTGAGTCAAAGGGAGCTGAATTAGGTATTAAGAAAGAGCAGTTTGACCTCTGGAGCCAATCACCGGAGAAACTGAAGGACATATCGGATGCCCTTTCTGATATTCAACGTGAATCTGACGAGCTGAGACCTTCTATGGATAAGGTAGTGACAGGCATTGATCGTTTCTTCGCGGCGGGTAGTGACGCTAAGAAGATGGAGGAGGCTTTTACTCTGATCAATAGCGGAGTTAATGAGGTGATGGGATCAGTCAATTTCCTTTCCGATACGTTCAGTAAGCTAGGGGATTCGTTTGGTGGCGTTTTTGGAGGCATAGCAGACGGATTTAATGTCGCGATGGATTCGGTAAACTCAGCTATGCAAGGGGCTTCTGCTGCCGCTTCATTAGGCCTTGGCGGTATTGGTACCGCTGCCGGTGCCGCTATAGGATTGGTAACATCCTTGGCGTCCTCGATAGCTAAAATACATGACTCGAAAAACGAGAAGAGGATAGAGCGGTTGCAAGACCAGATAGATACGCTTGATCGTTCTTATGACAATCTTGGCAGATCAATAGAGAAGTCCTATTCTAAGGATGCATCGAATTTGATTGAGCAGCAAAATAAATTGTTAGAGCAACAGAAGCTTCTTATCCAGAATCAGATCAAGGAAGAGCAGAGTAAGAAAAAAACGGACGATGATCGAATAAAGGAATGGCAGAACCAGATAGAGGATATCAATCAAACGATTGAGGATAATAAACAATCAGCTGTCGATGCTATTTTTGGAGAGGATGTGCAGTCTGCTATCGAAAATTTTTTATCCTCTTTAGCCGATGCCTGGGCAAATGGGACAGATGCCTCTAAGTCCGCAAGGGATGTTGTGAGACAGATGATGCAACAGATGGTTACGGAATCTATAAAGTCAGCCATTAAAGCATCTGGTCAAATGGAACAAATACGTAAAAAATTACAAGAGTTCTATGCCGATAATGTCCTTACAGGTTGGGAACAGGACTATATCTATAATATGGCAGATAAGCTGCAGGAAGAACTTGATAAACAATTTGATTGGGCCAGTGATTTATTCAAAAATGAGGAGGAAGGATCGTCATCTCAACAATCGGCATCAAGTCGCGGATTTGGTTCTGAAATGACACATGAGGATGCTGGAGAGTTAAGTGGTAGGTTTACGGCACTACAGGTTACCGGAGAAGAAAGTAAGGAACAGTTGATACAGATTTCTCAATTCTCCAAAATGTTGGTTGATTCTAATAGAGAATGCGTTGAAAATATTGATGGTCTTGTTAATTTGACTATTATATCAAACTTGCATTTGGAGAATATAGCTAAGTATACAAAGACTCTGATGTCAATTGAGAAACTTTTAGTGAAAATAGAAGAACATTCTAAGAATTTATAATATGGAAACGGTTGATAGTATTTTACGTAAGGCGGTGAGATTAGGGGCTTGTTGTGGTTCCAGTAAGGCTACCGATTGGAAAAGTCTTTGTTGGCTGTTTTTTACGCCACAAGGCCGGGAGTTTTGCGGAAGAAATAATTATCCGTCAATAGATATGTTTAGGAATATGAAGTCCTATGTGCGTCCATATAATGTATATGTTGATGAGGATGTTGTAATTAGTAATGAAGATGTCGCTTTAATAGGACGTTCCAAATCGAACCTTTTTTTCTCTGGTACAGATAAGGTTTATAAGATTATCTTGATGCATGGAGCCAAGGCGGTAATAAATGTAGGGAAATATGCAGTTATAAGAATAGAAAATATGGGTGGTAGTTATGAGCTTAATAATGATGGGACAGCGGAGGTATTGGTATGATTGGATGGTGTACAATTAATGGAAAAGATGCATTCGGATCGTGGGGGATAGTGCTTGATTCAACAGCTCTATCTGCGTTAATGACTCCAGCTCCCAATAAAGACTTTATTGAGAACAAAAGTCGATTAGAGAGTGGAAAACGAGTAGTTATAACAAATCCGAAAAAGGATGAACGAGAAATTTCAATTAAATTTTCTTTGAAAGCTAATTCTTTGGATGACTTCTTTTCAAAATATGATAGCTTTTGTGCAGAATTGGCTAAGGGACAATTGCGAATCAATACTAAATTCCAACCTGATGTTTATTATAATATGATTTATTTGTCTTGTACTCAGTTCACAGAGTATAGTAATGGGAGAGCAGTATTTACATTGAAACTTTCTGAGCCGAATCCTGATAATAGAGAATAGAAGTGGATAATAATATCTTGACCTATATTTTAATAAAAGGTTGAGATATTATTATAATGATTGACATCAAAGACATATCCGGGAAGATACGCTGTTCAATAGAGATCAATTCAGGATCAAAAGGCAAGTTTACGCTGATGAAAGAGGATTATGTGACCCTTCCGTTCAGTGTACAAGATCCTATTTATTTCAAGCTGGGAGATAATATAGATTTTGCTGGAATATTGGATGATTCTTTAGGTGGTAAGTTGTCCAAGATATATGAGCTGGTCGATTTATATAAGCCGACATTTAACGCATCAACTGGTGGATATGATTATGAACTTCACTTAGATGCTTACTATTGGAAGTGGAAAAATAAAAAGTTCAAATATACTCCTGAACATGGCGGTAGGGAGGCTTCATGGAACCTGACGGCTACGCTTGATGTACATCTGAACGTATTCCTGCGGAACTTAAAATCATTCGGGTATAAGTATCGTGGCAATGATTTTACGTACTCCATTGACTCAACAGTATCCAACGCATCGCACCTTGTATCGTATGATAATACGAACATGATAGATGCTTTAACCATGATGGCTGAGACATGGGGGTGTGAATGGTGGGTTACTGACAACGTGATACATTTCGGAAGATGTGAGTTTGGAGATGCTGTGGAATTGCATATCGGTGTTCAGATCCTTAATATGTCAAGAACTGATAGCAGCGGAACATTTGCTACCCGAATTTATGCTTTTGGTTCGACAAAAAACATACCGGAGAATTATCGTCCACTTGATGAGCAGATCGTGGTGAACGGAGTGGTTCAGAAACGTCTCATGCTTCCGGAAGGTACGCCATATATAGACGCGTATGAAAATATGTCGGAAGAGGAGGCAGTTGAGGCCATTATCACATTCGATGATGTATTCCCGCATAAAGTAGGGACGCTATCCGATGTGCAACCGGTGGAACGGACGGAAGAGGTCGAGCAGGAAGATGGATCAACCGTAAAAGAGACTTATACTGTGTACCAGTATAAGGACACTGATCTTGATTTCAGTGGTCAGTATATATTGCCAGGTCAGGAACTGAAAATTATATTTCAGAGTGGTTCCATGAATGGTATGGAGTTTGGTGTTACTTTTAACCCTGAAAACAAAGAACCAGAAGAGCAATTATGGGAGATCGTCCGAAACGAGAATTACGGTCGTTTTCTTCCGGACGATATTCTTCACCCTCAAGACGGAGATACGTATGTCCTGTCCGGATTTGACACGAGTTTTGTCTCTGACACCATGATTCCGGAGGCGGAGCAGGAGTTAAAGGAACGAGCGATAGCTTATTCGAACAGATCAAAGATTGATGATGGAACCTATCCGACAACATTGGATTCAGAATGGGTATATGGTGATCTTATCAATAGGACTTATGGAATAGGCCAGCGTGTGAATGTTTTTAACCCGGCTTATTTTGAAAATGGCCGTATATCCCGTGTCCTTGGTTTTGAGTTCAACTTGGATATTCCCTACGATTCACCTGTTTATACGATCGGAGAGAGTACTGCATATTCCCGTCTCGGTGAAATTGAATCAAAACTTGATAACATAACCTACAGTGGGCAAAGTTATATTGGAGCAGGCGGATCGGGTGGAGGCGGTTCGATTTATATCATTCGTACGAATGATTCTACACCGGCAAGTGACGACAATGTATTTTCTGCATTACGATCGCTTGCTACATTCCTTAGGAAGGATAAGGCAGACTCGACAAGATATCTGCTGAGTCTATTAGGTGGTGCGATATGTGATAATTTGGAATCGCAAGACTTTGCTGCCGGTCCGTTTGGTACGGGATACGTTCTAAAGAGGAACCCGAAGACAGGCCGGTCCTATCTGGAATTGGATGAAATCTATGTTCGGTTAAAAGCCTACTTTGAAACGCTGGAGATAAAGCACCTGTCACACGTTGGTGGCCGGATCGTCCTTTCCCCGGCAGGAATGGAATGTATCAGGGTAGAGGAAGTATCGGCCGAGCATGAAGAATTATACGATTCGGCCGGCGATCCTTTAGTAGATTCTTTAAACGATTCTTTGTTTGCAAGTAAGGAAGGCGGCGAAAAGGCCTATCGTTGTTACTTCAAGCAAGAAGAAGACGGAAAAGAAATTGTAAACGAATTTGCCGTGGATGATCTGGCTCAATGCCGGGAGTTCAACGTAAAGGAAAACGTATCTCAGCAAGTAAGTAACCAGTATTACTGGAGACGGGTTCTTTATGTTGGAGAAGATTATATCGACCTGTCAATAGATGATTGCGATCCGATAAGTATGGTTCCAAAGGCCGGCGATACAATCGTTACAATCGGAAATAAGACAGATGTTAATCGCCAGCATGTTGTTTTCCTGTCTTCTTATGATGAAGATGCACCTTGTATCAAGTTGTATAGTGGTATCAATTCTTATTCGATGTTGAATAAGGAGGTAACGGTTATATCCCCAAACGCCGACAAAAATATGTTTACCGGGCAAGTCGTTATCAAGCCGGGATCAACTGGGTTTGAAAACTTGGACGATGCTCCGGATATGGGCCTAATTGAACAAGAAATACAAGAGGCTAAGGATGCAGCAGAAGCGGCAAAAGGAGAGATCAGGGATGTACAGGAAAGCGTAGGAGATTTGAAAGGCTATGTAGATGGTGCTTTTTCTGACGGCATCATTTCAGAGTCTGAGGCTGCCTCTATCGAGAAGTACATCAATATCGTAAACAATGAGCAACAGCAAGCGTTGGCAACTTATAATGGATTGTACAATAATCCGTATTTGGAAGGATCAGCCAAGACTTCATTATCCAACGCTAAAGTTTCTTTGTTTTCTTCGATAGATGCACTGATAAATGCCATTAATACGGCGATAGCAGACGGAAAAGCGACATCTGGCGAAAAGTCTGATGTCGATACCAAATATGCGACATTCACGACGGACTATAACAAGTTCTACGCAGCAGTAGAATCAGCCAATAAGTCTATTCAGGATAAGTTAAAGGGTTATTCCGATAATGCTCAAATGGCTGCCGATAAAGCAAACAACAATGCTTCGCAGGCTATGGAAGACGCTAACGAGGCTAAAGAGGCAGTCACCAATCTTAATGATTACGTTGATGGGGCATTTGCAGACGGCATTATTTCCGAGGCAGAAGCCAAAGCGATAGAGAAGTATATTAACATCGTTAATCAGACAAAAAAAGATGTGGATTCTACTTACTCGGTTCTGTACAATAATCCTTTCTTGACCGGAACAGCGAAACAGAATCTTTATAGTGCCAAATCTTTGTTCAACACGGCTACATCGAATCTGATAAGCTCAATTAATTCGGCGATCGCAGATGGAAAGACAACGGAAACAGAAAAGAATAATGTTGATTCAAAATATGAATCATTTAATTCTGCTTACGCCAGCTTAGCAACAGCTATTGAGAATGCGAATAAAGCCATTCAGGAGCAAATTAAGCAAGAGGCTATCACGGAAGCAAAAAAGGATCTGGATGCCCAGATAGGTGAAGTTTCAAAGGCTGATAAGGATGAGATCGCCAAGAATATGGGATATGCAGATTATGAAGAGTTGCAATATTATGCTCAA